TCTCTAACTTGGTAAACTCCGTCTTTACCATCTGTTCCTCTTAAAAGAATAAAGTCACCGTAATCTAACCAACCACCCCAGCGTTTCAAAAGATTTCTACTCACCGCTATAAATTTGTAATTGGACGCATCTTGTGTCCTAATTTTCGTTCCATCTGCGAGAATGTTCGGTGTAGAATCTGTTTGACGTTCGACTGGTTGATACATAGTTACTGTCACATGCATTCCTTCGGTTTCGTATTTATTCAACTTGTCTGATACTCTTTTATTTTCATCTATCAGGGATTGCAGTTGAATATTCTTATCATTTAAGAATTTTGTTGATACTATACCATTGGCGTAAGTTACCAACACAATAGCTAATCCTAATGTTATATACTTATTCATAGTTACCTTTTTCTTGTTCGTTTATAAATATCTATTAGTTATGTAAAACCACATTAATTTTTGTGGAGCTGGCGGGATTCGAACCCACGTCCAGTCTATTTTCTTCAAAGAGTCATTCACAGCTTAGTTGGATTCCAAATCGGTAGTGTACCAACAAACCCACCATATCCCTATTTACACAGATAGGTTTAACTGATATTTCTTTATACTCTAATACAAAAGAGTTGGTGTCTAACTTTTTTTATGACTGAGTGTTAGACAACTCAATAACTTATGCGTTTGCGTAAGTTGGTTGAGAATCAGAAACTGGATTAACAAAATTGTCAAATCCCATTTCAGTATTAGCTAAGTGCCAATCGATTTCCAACCCTTGTAGCGATACTTCGCCATTTTGGTTTTGTGAGTCTTTTATTGCGAGACATACTCAATCTCTGCTGCACTCTGTTGTCGAACAATATCTGTCGATACCATTCAGCCCCAATCTTCTTCACTATTATATTCATCATAGTCATCTATTAGGAGTCTGATAGCTTCTATACTTTCATCTACCACATCCCAATCTTTTAATTCTTTTGCTTCTTCTAATTTATGCAATATTTCTTCTAAGTTCATAATAGACCTCGTTTATATCTAAGTATCACATACAACATTTTTTATACTTTTTTTCACTACCACAAGAGCACGGGTCGTTTCTACCTATCTTGTGTTCATTAACTATAGTAGTTATCATTTGTCTATCGTGAATAGTCATACCATTAAGATGGTCTATCTCGTGTTGTATACAAACTGCTTCAAGTAATCTTAATTCTTGTTCTTGTCTACTAGAGCTTTCTTTTTCCCAACTACCCTTACCATCACTTGGATTTTCTGCTCCACTAAAGTATAACTCACCTTCTTCTTGTTCCGTAGTTATAACTATGTTCTTATATCTTTTAGTGTTAATACCTTTACCTTTAAAAGATAAACAACCCTCATAATATGGAACTTCATCCCATTGTTCTACAATTTCAGGATTAATTAATATGATTGGATTGCGGACATTAACAACAGCAACGCTGGCATCAATACCCACTTGATTAGCCGCCAACCCAATTCCGTCTTTTCTCTTTGCGAGAATTTGAAACAGTTCAGTAGCGATTCTTTTACCTTCGTCAAGTGAAACCTCTTTTAGTTTTTTGTTTATTACGGGGTTGTCTTCTTTAAGACAGTTAATTACTTTATTCATACCCTACCTTTACAACGTATTTTTTTAAAGATTTACAAGTACCACACCAATCAGGTGTAACTGATTTGTGTTTAGGGTGCATAGTTAAATGGTCTTCTATGTGATTTCTTACAAGCATCATATCTTCTGTATTGTACTGAAATATTAACTCTCTAATTGAAGGATTTTCTCCACACTCAATACAAGTACCGTGTTTTTTAGCTTCCTTTGTTTTTGATTTTAACAAATAAGAGCCATCTTTTCGTCTAACAAGGTTATCATCATATCCCATTAAAACCTCGGCTTGTTTGAATCTTCATACACTTTAAATGCAATGTAACCTAATAGACATACTATTATAAACTCAAACATTATTTTTCACCAACCTTTTTTCTATAAAGTTCAGCGTCTTTATCATTACTCGCCCAAAATGTTTTACCATTTTTTAGTTTATAATCTTTCATCTTACTTTTTTCGTGTAACGATGTTTTCTTTTTAGCCATTATTATTTACTCCCAAATTCTTGCTAATCTACGAATGAAACCTAATAACGCTCCAAACCCAAATGATATTGCAGCTACTTGAAAATTTTCCATATACATTCCTACAGACGCCATCATATAACATACGAATCTGAATACACCATATAGTGAAAAATTACCACTTGCTTCTACAAATTGTGATTTTGACATTTCTTACCCTTTACTTATTTTATTGTGTTAACATTTTTAGCAACTTTGCCTTTTGCTCCATCTCCAATTTCAAATGTAACTTCTTGACCTTCTGTTAAAGTCTTAAAGCTATCGCTTTGAATTTCAGAAAAATGTACAAAATACTCTATGTCGTCTGAAGTATCGGATACGAAACCGTAACCCTTTTTACTATCAAACCATTTTACTTTACCTTCGTGCATTTATATTACCCTTTATCTATGTTGTGATTTAAAAAATCTTGTTGTTTTTTAGCAGCTTTTTTAAGAGCGGCTTTCTTTAATTCATGTCGAGCAAGATATATTTCATCTTGTGACCGACGCTTAATTTTTTTCTTAGGTGGTTTAATCTTAGTAGGTTTTAATGTACCCTTTAACTTAGGTTGTTCTTTACCCTTATGAAAAACATTACCATCCTTATCTACAAACTCTACCATAAAGTGCCAACCTGGTGGACGACCTGTAGGTTTATATGTTGTAACTGTAGACTCTGTTGGAAAACCAACCGACATCAAAACACAGTAAGAACAAGTAACCTTTACTGCGGTATCTCCCACGTTATTTACCATCCTACCACACTTAGTGCACGATAGAGATTTATATGAATTTAAATTAGTAGTATCCATTTATTATTCCTTTATTTCTAAATTTTCAATCATAGGACTAGAGCCTAAATTATCTGGTGTAAATTTAATAAGTTGTTGATTTTCCAATTGATTTTTTAATAAATTTAAATCAGTTTTAGCATCTTCAACCATCATAGAACTTAATTGATTTTCAACATTTTCTATTTCTAATATAACATCTTTTATTGTCATAACCTATTCCTTTATTTTATTACGTCTTGCCAAATTATTATCTTGTATCTCAATAATATGTTTACAATGTTTTTTCTTAAACTTATGCCTAAACTTGAATGCTGGACAATCGCAAGCCCACTCTAACCTACTCCTATCAAATCTAATATCGTAGTCTTTACCACCAACCTTGTAGTGTTCCCAACCATAGTCATCTATGAGAACACCATCAAATTCCTTAATAATCTGTTCGATTATTTTATGCATTACCTACAATCATAAATAATGTGAATACAAAAAACATAAACAATACTGTTCCAAACTCAGCGACTCGATATAACATACTTTTCCAATTCATAATTTATTTCCTTTATTTAACACTATAATATACAACATAAAACAACACAAGTCAAGCCTTTTTTTATATACCCATCTCTACTTCTACTTTACCAACTAACCAATCAGCTTCATCACTTAACATAAACCTCTTACATACAATATCTACAACTTCTTTTTCACCCCAAGCTAATGTATTATACCATTCATAAGAATCATCATTAAAATCCATATCCATAACATTCATAGGTTCATCAAAACCAATAGTGTTATCAGCCATCATAGGAAAAGTATTTCCATTAACTGTATCTATTACACAACCAACACTAAATAGATTTTCTAAAGTTTCAGTGCTACTGTTTGGGTTTTCTTTTAAATATTCATTCAAACTCATATTATATCCTTTTATTTATACTATAATATACAACATAAAACCTATACGTGTCAAGCTTTATTTTCAATTTTTTTAAGAAATCTTTTATACATCTTATTAAGAGCTAATTTTTGTTTAGGTGACAAATTACCTTTATCACGAACTTGTTCAGTAATAGAACCTAAGAAGTCTTCAGAACGCGATTCGTAGTATTCATCATAATCACATTTATATAAAGCTTCTTTAACTAAGTTTACTTTAAAGTATAGTCGTTCAGTTTCTAATCGTTTCTTTTCACGTTCTTCTGGAGTACTTCTTTTAATTATCTTATGAATAGAAGTTAACATTCTTGGTGTAATCACACGACCACTAATCATAGCTACATACATTTTAATAGTAAAGCTATCAGCTTGTGTAGTATCTACAATAAACTTTAATTCTCTATGTTCTTTACTATAAGTTTTTTTATTGTAAGCAATCTTCTCTTGACTTCTTTTAACATCTTCTAAAACTTCTTTACTCACAGGTTTATTATTCAATAACGGATTTAAAATTTGTTCACTCATCTATAATTGGGACCAGTCCATTGGAAGTAATCTTGATTATCATCAAATATATTTCCACGAGTATGTTTAGCTGGAGCACTCCAACCAGCGGCTTTTAATACGTCACCCGACTTCATCGGTAACCCTTTATTAATACCATCTTCTTTAGCAACAAATCCCCAAACTGAACCACCTCTTATAACCTTTATAAATTTCCTACCTGGTTTTAATGATAGTTTCTCGTTTAATTTCTCATAACCACCACGCCATTTTTCGTAGTCTTTATTAATATTCTCTAATAGAGTATCCATAGCCGAATCAAAATCTTTTTTAATTGGTTTCGGTTGAATACCGTTTATAAATTTAAAACTCATATTTTTATCCTTTTATTCATACCTTAATATACGAATAAAATAGTATACTTGTCAAGTCTTTTTTTATTTTTTTTTTTGAGTAGTAAAAAAAGGGGGATATATTTCAATCCCCCCAATTCTACTATTTTAGAAATTAACAGTTAATCCCAAGTTAAAGTATCTTGGTGTTCCAAGAAATACTTCAGCATTATGAGCTAAGTGAAGTTTATCACCGAATCCATTATACTGTGAGTTGTCAACTGCGTCTTGTACATAAACTGCATCAAGTGCATTAAATAAATGACCTGTTACTGTCATATTATATCCTGCAATCTTTGGTAGTTTATAAGCTGCGTGTAAGTCTAAACGATTGTACGCTGGAGCTTGCCATACTTGGCTTCTATCAGCATCACCAGAAAGTTCACGTGAGTCTGGACTCCAATCAGCATAGTTCTTATCATACATCTTAAAAATACCTTGCAATCTAAGACCTTCCATCGGTGTAAGTGTTGTTCCTAAGACATAAGCTGTCTGTGGTTGGTCACCTACATATAATCCATCAAGTGTATAAGTGTAAGATGTTTGTTTTGGTGCGTCTTCATCATATTCTGTATAAAGACCATCTGCATCACCATCAAACTTCCACTTACCAAATGATACTGCTCCGTCTAAACGAATCATATCATTTAACTTCATTGAACCTTCGATTTCAAGACCTTGATGTTTTTGACCGATACCTTTTAAGAATATCACATCAGTATCACCTGAGTCACCTTGACCTGTAGTTACAGCTTTGGTAAGGTTTCTATCTTTCCAATCTGTATTATAAGCACTTACCTTTACGGCAAACTTTTCAGATTCAAAGTTAACACCAGCTTCTGAACTAATAAATGATTCATTTATAGGGTCTGAAGCAACTGTACCATCGTAGTAAATTACGTTATCCATAATCGGTGGTTTCTCAACGTATCCTGTATTAGCATATACACTAACGTTATCATCCACGTCATACATTATACCACCTTTTACTTGGAAAGTAGAGATAGCATCTGCATTAATTACTTCGTTAGCAACTGTAAAGTGGTCTTGGTAAGAATACTTAATACTTGATAATCCACCCATACCATATAGGTTAATCTTATCTTTAGTATATTTACCTTGAACAAATCCACCTAACCAATCAACTGTAGTACTATTATGATATGCGATGATATCACCAAGTCCTTGCATTTGACTTTCTGGAGTTGTGTTATTCTTATTAGATGTGTTAACAAAATAATCACCACCTAATAAATCACGAACTTCACGAGCGTGTTCTATACCAGCAGTTCTCCAATCTAAACCAACTTGAACTTCAAGTTCGTCTGATATGTCATAGTTCAATTTAGAAATCAAACCATAAGTATCTTGTCTATTGATTGAGTTACGAAGAATACCTTTTGAACGATTCTTTGAAGCATCAAAATTAGTATCTACATTATTGGAGTTAGCTGCAATAGCACCATTCCAATCCCAAGTCCACGGAGAACTCTTATACCATTTGTTTCCTTCAACTGCAGGTGTTCTAAAAGAACTACCATAAGTTCCTGTACCACCACCTGAACCACCTGACCAATAAAGAACTGAACTCAAACGAGTCTTTTCATTTATTGTCATAAAGTGATTTAAGTTAATCAATGGTTTATGAAAGAAGTTTTCTCTTTCATTTAGGAAGTTAGAATTATGTCTATCAGTTGTTCTTGCTCCATACATATACCAATATTGTTGACCTTTGTAGTCTGAACTAACAGGTGCCCAATTTTGACTAAATGTACGACCAGCTTCGTGTTCGAATTTAGCTCCATCTGCATAAGCGGCTTTATCGTATCCATCAACATTACCAGCTAACTCTTGTGAGTAAGTAGCAATATTCTGTTTATACAAGTTCTGACCGTGACGTTGTGGAGCACCGATTGCGTATAGTTCGAATCTGTTCTTTTTATTTAACTGATATGAACTACCTAAATACCAAGCCCAAGCGTCTGTCCAGTTTCCGTCAATGATACCATCACCAGTCTTACGAACTATCGTTCCACTAAGTGCTAGTTTATCACCAATCAAACCTGAATTGTAGTTAACAGTAGTTTTAAGAAAACCACCAGCACCACCTTCTTGTTTGAACTTACCACCTTTTGTCATTGCGGCGGGGTCTGTAATAATGTTCATAGTTCCACCGATTGAAGGTGTAGCTAAATTAACAGCTGATAAACCACGTTGCATCTGGATGGATTGAGCTGCATCTGCAACACCATCCCAGTTAGACCAATACACCCAACCATTTTCCATGTCATTCTGTGGAACTCCGTTAATCATTACTGCAACATTTCGTTGGTTAAACCCACGAACATTGATACGAGCATCACCCGCACCACCACCTTGTTGAGTTGCGTAAACACTTGGTGTAGTATTTAAAGCCATTGGAATGTCTTGACTACCAAGACGGATTTCCATATCTTCTTTACTAACCGTAGTATAAGCAACAGGTGTCTTTTCATCAGCTCTTGAAGCTAAAACCTCAAGTGCTGACATAGTAATTGCATCAATTGCTAAAGCAAAATCAACCTTTACATCTTCTTCACCCACAACAACCTCTTTAGATTGAGATGAGTATCCAATGAATGTAGCGGTAATAGTATAAGTACCAGGACTTACATCAATTGAAAAGAAGCCAGTTTCATTACCTACTGCTCCTAAGTCCGTTCCTCCTACTACTACATTTGCCCCATTCAAAGGGTTTATGTCAGCATCAGTTACGAGTCCAGTTATAGATTGTGCGAACAATCCAGTTATCATCATAAGTGATACAATTAGATTCCGTTTATTCATAAACGTTCTCCTTGTGTTTCGTTAAAGACACATTTTTATCCAGGTGTGTCATTTGCCTGTTTTGTCGGGTATGTGAAATCTGTTATCAATTAGCGTAATCTTGGTCATCATTGTCACCAGTAGTGGGAACAATTTCTACATCACAAAAATCTCCATCACAGAATTTTTCTATGTTGGCTTCTTCTTGTTTAATCACACCAAAACTTAATTTTTCAAGTCTCTTAACTTGTTTATTATATTCTTTTTCATCAATTGACTCGTAAGGCATTTGTTTGTAAGCACCTAACTCGTGTCTTGGTAAGAGAGAAATACCTTTTAAGTGGTATTGATAATAATTTAATACGTGAGGAATTTGTTCTCCCTCAGTTTTCGGGTCGAATGTAACTGTACAACTAACTTGATTGTCTGCCCAATGTCTCTGCATAAATGCTGCAATACTGAATTGTTCCCATATGGATAATTCACCAGCAGTTCTTATACCTTCCCCAACATCTACGGGTATTTCAACAACCATCGTTGTATCTTCTGAACCAAACGCTGGTTCAACTTTATATTTTGCTTTCTTTAATGGTTCTATGAGTTCTGAATATTTAGATACCCTTACTCTCCGAATATAGAAACGACTTTCGGGATAATGTAAGCCTGGAGTAGCACCAGCAAGTAACGAAACTGTACCACTTGGTTTAACTGAAGTAGTCTTGATAGATTTTGGTACAGCAAACCAATCACTATATTGTTTATCCCATTCTTGTATTGTATCATATCCACTTTCCAACCAATCCTTTAATTCGTGTATACCACGACTTGTTATAAATTGTGCAACACCACTTACTGAACATCCAATTCTACGATTTCGTAACATAACTCTATTGGTATCTGACCAATGTGTTCTACCAAGTGTTACCGTTTTAGCATAAAGATACGCATATTTTAATGTCCTCTGATAATCCTCTAACGAATCGTGGTTGTTTGGAAATGTTTCCACTAAACAACACAACTCATATGATTCAAGTGATTGTTCTAAACAAGGATTACCACCCATTACCCTGTGGTCTTTGTTATCTCCACCATTTTTCATTCTTGAGTAGTGTCTCATATTTTCTAACCAAGCAAGACCAGGTTCACCATTGTCTACAATTCTTTTTGAAGCTTCAGTATAATCCATACCGAGTTCTGCAAAGATTGAATTGTTTGAAGTCCAACCATATTGGTCACGGTGTGGATTTACTTTATAATTTTTCAAGTCTAAGTATTCTTCTGAATCAGGGTCACCAAAAACTATTTCAGCAGTTCTTCTAACATTACCAGCTACAACACACTTACCAATAAGATTCATTATATCTACGATTGTTGTAATTGATATTGGTTCTCCACTATTTTTCTCTAAGACACCACGAATACTTTCGTGTACCTCTTGTAATGGTTCGTGTCCACTTGAAACACCACCAAATCCTTTGATTGGTTCACCTGCTGGTCGTACTATTGAATAATCAAACTTTACAGCTGCAGTTCCGTGGAAGTAACTTTCTAATAATAATTTAAGTGAGTCTACCCAACCCTCTCTTGTATCAGGAATTTGAAATATTTCTTCTGTTCTATCACGATTGATACCTTTAACAATTATTTCACCAGCACCTTTACAATCAAATCCTACACCAACACCTAACATACTTGCATCCATTAAGAAACAAAATGGTTTTGAGTAATCTTCTTTGATTGTTGATGTTGATACAAATGCACAATTATTTAGTGCTGCATATAATCCTTTTTCTTCTGTGATTACCGTTCCCATTGCCCACAAACCACGACCAGGAGGTAAGAACTTCATACTAAAAATTCTTTCATACATTTCTTGTGCAGACCTTTGAGCTTGCCAAGCGTTCCAACCTAATTGATGTGATTCAATGTGATTTTTTTGCATAGAGTATGTTCCCTCTACAACACGTTGAACTGTTTCCCACCAACGTTCATTCTTTCCATCTTCTTTGATACGAGAATAGGTTCTCATATAAACCAATTCACCTAAACCATTAAAACCAAATGGTGCTTTTTTTCTTTTAAATTTGTCTATAAACTTTTCTGATAACTTAAACTTTTCCATCAACCTAAACTCCTGTTATAATCTAATTTTCCTGTAACAATGATAAATATAATATATACTAAACTTAATCTATTATTTATTCAAATCCATCAACTTTTTTTTCCATATCGTTATATTTGTTTGCTAATTCTTTTCTCAAGAACTCTTCGCTGTTGTTCATCTTACTTTGTGCATTTTTTCCAAACTGACTACTACCTTCAAATACTTGTATTTGACCAATATTTGTATTTATTGTAGCTGGATAAGTAACACCATCAATACCAAATCTATTCTTTATTACGTGGAATCTACCTGTATTAGCAATCTTATCTTCTACTTTCCTACTCATACTCATAACAAAGTCAGCAGTCATAACTTTACTATAATCTTCTGAAACCTTGTCAGCCCCAATTATATCCTCTTCAAGAGCTGAACGATTAGCTTGAGACGCTGTCCATATTGGTATTTCCAACTCACCAGCCAATCCTCTTAAATCTTCATAGATAGTTCCTATAGCGTGTCTCTTCTCTTTAAAGTTTCCTGTAGGCATTAGTATATCAGCATAATCAACTAATACCATATCTGGTTTTTCACCACTTATTTCAATCTGTTTTAAATGAGAACTGATTGTTTGTACACTAGCACCTTTGGTTGGAAAATACTTGATTAATAATTTACCTGGAAGTTTTGATAATTTAGCTTGTACATCATCTTTATAGTATTTTATATTTGATGTAGTGACTCCTGTAAATATAGAATCATATCGTAAACCAACATAATTTTCATTTAACTCTAAGGTGTAATGAACTATCGTTTTACCTTCTTTTAAAGCACCAGCTCCTAATGCTTGAAGTGTCCAAGATTTACCAATACCAGCAGGAGCAACAATTACTCCAAGTTCACCATGACCTAAACCACCATCCATTATATCATTAACCACATCCCAAGGCGTTTTAACTGTTACTCTTGCAGATTCTGCAAGTCGTTCTTCTAATGATATAATATAATCGTGTCCTAAATCTCTTGTAGTTCCAGCTTTCATAGCCTCATCTATAATAGATTTTATACCATCATAATCTTTGTTTTCTAATAAATCAACCGACTCAAGTATAGCATTTTTTAATGTTTGGTTTTTACAAAAGTCAAGTACTTCTGATTGCACAAATTCTAAATCTGTAGCTTCAACGTTTCTCCAAACTTCTCTTAACTTATCTACTACACCAGATTTTAATACTTCATCATCTATCTCATCAATCTTATATTTTATAACTTCAAGTGTGGGTTGTTTTTTATATTCGTAATAGTAATCTTTAATTGTTTTTACCAACCATTTATTTGAATCAGAATCAAACATTGCTGGATTCAATATATCACTAATGGTTTGAATAAACTTCACATCAGATATAAGAGATGCGAGAGTTTTAGTTTGGAAAGATGTTCCAAATTGAGTTAGAGTTTCACTCATTCAATAACCTTTTAATTTGTTTTTTTATTTTCTTGTTAAAGTAGTATGTATAAATATGTTTAACTTTTGTGTTAATGTAAAAAATATTTTCATCCCCTTTATCATATCTACGTTTTAATTCTCTACCATATGGCCTTTTATCCATATACAATGACCGACTATGAAATTTCTTACCATCAACCATCAATACTTTTCCAGGTGATGTAGTTCCCAAGTAATCAAAATTAGTTGCTTTATAAATTACACCTGTATGACCTTCTTCTTCATCTGCAAATGAAACTATTACTTCCATATCAGTATTCTTTTTTAACCATTTAAAAGTTTGTCCTATAAAATAACTCTCTGTATTTTTAGGTGTATCATCAACACAAACTAAACGTCTTAGTTCAAAACATTTATCAGGATTTATTGGATTGTATTTATTAGCTGTTGCTGGCATAGATGGTCTAGCATACATTATAGCACCTATCAATTCTGGTAAACCAAATTTACCATCTCTGAATAAACCAAAGTGATAATAAGATTGAACACCACTTGTATTATGTGAGTAGTGGTGTTTTTCTACAAATTTAGCTATAGCGTTTCTCTGAACGAGTTCTACTGTAAAATCAGTTACCTTCATTTGACTTCTCAGCGTAATGATTCAACTGATTAAAGTTTGTTAATAACCAACTAGTAAGATTGGGAAGTGCTGTATATAATTTATCTTCTAAGAACATCTTTTCAAATTTGTATTTAACTAATCTATTTATAGGTTCATTAGTTCTATCTATTATTTTAGTTTTTGTTGAACCTGAAATATCTACATCTGATAATTGCATTAGTTTGTAATTCAGTTCTATAACATCTTTTGACTCTGGTAATTCTTTAATAACTTCATCTATATTAACTGCTCGACTTTCGCTTAAAAACGGTAACTTTTTTTGTATTGTTTTTAATCCCAAGCCTCTTATGCCAGATATGTTATCTGATTTATCTCCATCTAATACTCTATACCAAATATAGTTGTTAGCTGATATACCATATTCATCTAACACAGCCTGTTCATCATACATTTTCTTTTTAGTAGGACTCCATACTTTTATCCTATCATTCGTTAACTGAAGAAAATCTTTATCAGTAGACATAACTGTAATTTCAGATTCAGTAAGAACTTGTTTACAAAGATATCCAATAGTATCATCGGCTTCAATATTATCATATGACAATACAGTTATTGGTAGAGCCTCTAAATACTCAACAACCCTCTGTAATTGCATAATCATATTTTGTTTCTCATCTTCTTGAGAAGCAAAATCATAAGCACGATTTACTCTGTATTTTGTTTTTCTGTTTTCTTTATATGCTGGATATAACTTCCTACGGCGAGTAGACCCACCTTTACCATCAAATACTATGATGACACGGGTAGGTCTAAACATATTTATTGTATAACCTATACTTCTTAGAAAACCAACTATTCCACCAACGTGAATACCATCATCGTTAGTAGTCGGTATAACTGAAAATACTCTTATGAAAGTATTTAAGCCATCTATTATAAGTACTTTATCATTTGGATTCCCATCATCTAAAGAACCACCTTTTTTTTTGATTTCATCAAGAATAGAAAGATACTTTTTATTACTCACTAACATCCTCTTCTACAATCACATCATCGATACCATAATTCTTTTCATATTTAAGAATTACTTTATCACAAATTAAGTTGTAGCAGTGTTTTCTAAACTCCTCATCTTTGAGTTGTTCACTCCAATCTTTAGATTGAAATTTTAGTTCTTTACCATCTTGATTATTCATTGTATACCAAGCTCCGCCTTGTTTTACAAGACTGTGTTCTTTCATAACTTTTAACCAACTACCATCATCATCAATACCTGATTCAAAGTAAAGTTCAAAATCGGCGTGTCTCATTGGAGGGCCAAGTCTATTCTTAATGACTTGAGCTCTCATCTTCATACCAATAGTATTCTTTTTAGCGTCCTTGATTTGACCAAGATTTTTTAATCTGATACGTGTTGAAGCGTGAAATGGTAATGCTTTACCACCACTTGTAGTCCACGGGTCTCCGAACATAACTCCGAGTTTTTGTCTGAGTTGATTTGTAAACACAAGAGCAATCTTTTGTCTACCAATCATCTGAGTAATCTTTCTCATAGCTTTTGATAGAATGATTGCTTTACTTGTAGCCCAACCATCTTTATCAAACTCAGCTTCTAACTCTACTTTAGTTGTTGCAGCTGCAAGTGAATCTACAAGAATGGTTACTAACCTATCTTTATCTGATTCTCTTACTTTAGCAACTATCTCTTCTATAGCTGAAAAGATATCTTCTACGGTTTCTAAATGTAGATATAACATACTTCCTACATCTACACCAATAGATTCTAAAAACTCAGTACTAACTGCAGTTTCTGTATCTACGTACACAGCAACTCCACCTTTTTTCTGAGTCTCAGCAAGTATATGAGCTCCAATTAGTGATTTACCACTTGACTCTAAACCGTTTAATTCTGTTATACGACCTACTGCAACACCACCATCTGGTTTGTTTGATATTGCTAAGTCCAACATAGTAGAACCTGTAGATACAAAATCTTTTATATCTGTAGGTGTGGTGTCTGAGCCATCTAAGAAATATGCTACTTTCATATCCTTAAATTGTTTGTTTAATGTATCGGCTAAAACACCGGCTAATTCATCTCTTGTTGACATAAATTATCTCCAATTTTATTGTTAGTAAAAGTGGGGAGTATCCGGTAACACTAGCAGGCGGTTTTATTCCTGTCTTCAACTCCCCGTTGTTTTATTTAGCTATTGAATAAATCATCAAATGCGTCTGATGTTTCTTTTTTATCAAAGGAACTAGCAGGAGCGGCTTTAACAACCTCTTCTTTTTTAGTTGTCTCTTCACTTGAAGAATCACCATTTAGGTAATCATTAAGTGCTTGAGTCAATTCATCATAAGAACGTTCCTGATATATATCAGTAATATTCTTTTGAGATTCCGTGATAGTTTCAAGAGCAGATGCATCTTCTGTTATTGGAGTCTGATTAGGTTTTACCCTGATTGATGTTGAAGGAAAGGATTTACCTGTTTCTTCAGCGGTTTTGAATTCTACAGCTACATCACGACCACTTACTGAGTCTGTGATATCACCATAGTCTGGATCTGCGATAATGGAAAGCAGTTCTTGATAAACCGTCTTACCGAATCCCCAAAACTTAACACCTTGATTCTCTTCTCCACGTATTACTACTGGAGCGTAGGTTCTCATTTTGGCTTCAATCTTTCTACCCAAACGATAGTCATCTTTAGAACCAGTTGATTTGAGTTTTTGTGCAAACTCTTCAATTGGGTCAGGCCTACCAAATGAAATTGGTGAAAGATAATTCTTACCACCTAAGTCATAGTGGAAATACAGCTCAATAAAAGGATTGTCCTTATTAAATTTATAAGGAACAATTCTAAGTACTTGAGTTCCCGGTGAGGGTTTCCAAAGGTTTGATGTTCTATTGTTTGTTGTTTGAAGTTGATTAAGACGATTTTTGATTGCGTTTAAATCCATTTGTTATCTCCTATTTTTAAGTTGTTAATTAGTATTTGTTAATCAAGTATAACCTTGATACATAAATAAGTATAATGAATCGTTTCAAAATACAATTTTATTTTTCAGTTTTGTCTTGTTCCCAAGTTTTTGTATCTACAATTGTATAAATTCGTGTTGGTATCTTATTTAGACCCTCGTCATTTGTAAGTAATAGACAATTCTTATAATTTTCCCAATCTATAGGAAATCTTTTATCTAACTTACCATCGTTTAGTTCACGAATTAAATCGTTGAGTGCATTTATAGTGTAAAGTGTGTTTGTATTCTTTTTTCTATGAAGTGAGATTGTGTCTTGAATACCTTGTACGAAATCTTCATCAAATTCTACGTTATACGTACAGATTAATTGATGAGGGTCATTTT